GTGCTATCTATCAGTTACGTAGGCTGAAGTTACTACGAGATGAAGTACTTAAATCAGGATAAATAAATGGCAGGATTAGGCAAAGGACTTAAAGCATTAGCAGGGTCCGTTACCCCACCTAAAAAAGATATAAATCCATTGTTAAAGCAAATGGAAGAAGCTTTTATAACTTCAGATGCTGCAGAAATAGATACTAATCCTTTAGGTAATTCTTTAGAATCTGAAACAAAAGTAATAGGTAGATTTTATTCTCCTGTATATTCTGCTATTGAAAAAATGCCTATAGGTAAAGAAGGCACCAAAGGTGAAAATATTATGGGGTACTTAAACAAACGTGCCCCCAATGTAGATAAATCTGAATTAGAATCTTTTAATATTAATCTTGATCCAAATAAAAAATACACTAGAGAAGAAGTGTTATCATTGGCTAGAGAAAAAGGTTCTCCTGATTACACTATTGAAAAATTAGAATATTCAGAATATGACGATACTCAAAGACAAAATATTTCTGATAAAGAAGTAGATTATGTTGAATTAACTGTTGAAGGTAAACAAAATTATACAAAAAGTTCTAGTGATGTGCATCTTGGTGGAAGAAGAAATATAGGCCATGCACGAGTTTCTATTAGACAAGAAATGCCTGAAGGTGGCCCACTTTCGCAAAAAATAACAGATCGTCCTCGTTATCTTTTAGTTGAAGAATTGCAAAGTGATTTAGCTAAAAAGAAAGATAGGTCTACAGACGAACTTTCAGAGGATAGTATTTTTAATCTTCCTCCCGCACTTGATCCAGATATGGACATTGAACAATTTAATCGTGAAGTATACTACCCAAGAATTTCAGATAATTTTAATAGTTTAGTAGATGAAATGGACGATATGTTTAATATCTACGTAGATAAAAGTGTAGTTGCAACAATTAAAGATTTTTATCTTTCTACTTTTGATCCTGAATTAATTGATAGTGCAGATGATGTTAAAAAAATATTTGAAGAAGATAATTATAAAAATGCACTAATAAAACAATTAAAAGATGAACACAATATTGATGCTGCAGGAAAAGATATAGAAACCGTAGCACTAGATGCAATTAGAAAAAAATCAGACACTTCATCTGGGGAAACAGATTTTGTTGATGATGGTGAACGTGAATTATCTCCAGATGAAGTTTTAGAAAGTGAAACACTAGATGTTTTAAGACGGACTAAAGTATTCATAAATAATATTTATGTAAATGATTCACTAAAATCAAAACCAAAAAAAATACAAAAATTACCTGTTTCTACTAGAAGTGAGTATGTAAAACGATTACTTTTAGCAAACATTGCTTATGCAAAACAAAACGGCATTAATAAAATTGTTATTCCAAATTATAAAGAAATAGCAAGAAAACGAACAGGTGATTTAGAATGGGTCATGTATGACAGACCAGAAAATGATCCTTTGCGCAAAAAATATGAACAATCACTTAAAGAAGGTACAACAGATAAATTAGCACAAGAATATTATGAAGATGTATTTAAGCCTATATACGAAGATGCTGTAAAAAAAGTGTTAAACGGTTTAAAAACAGAAACAAAAGGTGCTATTAAAACTAAAACAAAACAATTAAAGTATCCTGATTTAACGGAACCAGATCGTTTTAGAAAATCAAATGCTTTAGAAATAGATATTACTGAATTTAAATATGATCCAGAGACAAGTATATTTAGATTTGCAGAAGGTGGAGCAGTTCCTATGGAAGAACAAATGAAACTCTTTGAAGAGGGTGGCCTCAAAGATGAAGGCGGCATGGTAGATGAAGAATCAGGAAACGATGTTCCAATTGGAAGCACTCGTAAAGAAGTACGAGATGATATACCTGCAATGCTAAGTGAGGGCGAGTTTGTATTTCCTGCAGACGTAGTACGTTACCTTGGATTAGAACGATTAATGAACCTTAGACAAGAAGCTAAGATGGGCTTGAAACAAATGGAAGCTATGGGGCAAATGGGTAACAGTGATGAAGCTACAATACCTGATGACTTACCATTTGGTATGGCTGATTTAGTTATTGTTGAAGGTGAAATGGAACCGCAGGAAAAAGCACAAGGCGGTGTTATTCATGCTAATCAAGGAACATTTGTAACTCCTATCTTTGACCCACAAAATCAAGATGTACGTCCGTATACAAACGATGGTGGACAGACAGTTCGTTATATTCCATTCTTAAATGGAAATCCTGTCTATCCAATTCCTGAAGGATATGTGCCATTAGATCAGGCTACCGCACCCGAAGCAGATGAAACAAAAGAAGCTATTCCAACAGGTGGTGATGATGGTGGCTCAACGCCCCCACCACAATCAGAGTTCCAGAAAGCAGGTGGATGGAACATGGATACATCTGCCACTGATGGTAAAGCACTAGACATGTGGATCAAAGAGGCAGAAAAAGTAAGTACGTTTGGTAACGTGGCTGCAGGTATAGGTGTTGCAATTAACCCATTATTAGGTGGCATGATTGCTCTTGCTAACAAGCAACAAAAGAAACAGATTGTAGAAATGCTTGATGAAAAAATTGCGCAAGCACGTAAGACACCTATTAAAGGACAAGTAGCTGCATTACAAGAAGTAAAAGATCGTTTGACAAACCCAGAACGTAAAGGTATACTTGCTAAAGTAATTGGTGAAGTAACAGATACAGTTACAGATGCTCTTGGTTTATCTGAAGAAGAAAAGAAAAAAGCTAAAGTAGGCGGTAAAATAAACGCAACACAATCTCCTAATGAAACGGATGAAGCAGCAAAAAAAGGTTTAGAGGCGGGATTAAAAGCACAAGAGATACTAAACTTAACACCTGAACAAATTGATAAGGTAGACTTTGAAGCAGCACTTAAAAAAGCAGGGCAAGACCTTGGTGTAGGTGCTTCTGCTGATGATTTAGCTAAAGCAGTTGCACAAAACTATGAAGCTACTGCCCCTAATATGAAATTTGGACCTCAAACTAGAGGTGGTCCTGCAAAAGTTGAAACACCAGAAGTAGAACTAGAAGTTGGTCCTGCTGCACCTGTTGCACCAGAAACACCTCAAGCTATACCAACCGCACCAGAAACACCTACTATCGCAAGTGATCCAGGAAGAATAATAAGGCCAGTAAAACCAGCTAGATCTAATAAACCTGCAGATACAGCAACTCCAGATATAACTGTTGAAGAAGGTGAAACACCATCTACATTACCTTTACGTACTGAACAAGCAGTAGTTGGCGCAGGTATGACAAAATTACAAACAGCATTAGATGAAATACGTGCATCTCAACCGTATCGTGGTGGTGACTCAGGTATGACGTTAAAAGAAAAAATAGAAGACCCAAAGGGTACTCTTAAAAAGAGTTGGGAAAATTTAACAAATGCTATTACAGAAGTATCAACTACAGATTATACGCCACCCACTCAACCGACTGCTACTACAGTAAAGATGCCAAGTGACGATGATGATGGTCCAAGTCTTGCAGAAAAAATGCAAAAGCAAATGCAAGAGCAAGCTACAAAATCTTTAGATAAATTTGACGAAAATGTAGGAGAAGTAGTATCTAAGGCTAAAACTAAGTCTGCACAAAAGGCGGCTAAACAAGAAGCTGAAAAAGTTAAAGAAAAACTTGAACAGCAATCCAAGGGTATTAAGACAGGCTTCAAGAAAGGTGGACTTGCAAGCCGTAAAAAATAATAACCACCAATATGACTAGCTACCCATCCCCCTACCAACAGGCTACGGTGGCCCTAGTAAAAAGGACAGATAATGTCAGATACAATTATGGCTGAAGAAATGCAGCCTCAAAAAAAAGTGGCTTTTGCCAATCGTAAATATACAAACGAAGAACGAATCCAAAAAGAAGAAGAAGAACTTGAACAGCTAATAGCTGAACAAAAAGGTAAAGCAGTGGAACAAGAACCACAAGAAGCTGAACCTGCAAATGCTGAAGAACGTAGCTTTAAAAAACGTTATGGTGATCTACGCCGACATCAGCAAACAAAAGAAAAAGAATACGAAGATCGTATTAAGGCACTTGAGCAACAGCTTAATCAAGCAGCAAGTAAAGAAATCCGACTACCTAAGTCAGATGAAGACATTGAAGCTTGGGCAAAAAAATATCCAGATGTTGCAGCTATTGTTGAAACTATTGCAATTAAAAAGGCAAAAGAACAATCGGCAGATTTGGAACAACGTGTAAAAGTAGTAGACGAAATGCGGGAAACTGCAGCACGTGAAAAAGCTGAAGCAGAGTTGATACGATTGCATCCTGACTTTGATGATATTCGTGATAGTGATGACTTTCATGAATGGGCCGAAGAACAACCTAAATGGGTACAGGATGCATTGTACGAGAATGCTAATGATGCTCGTTCTGCTGCTCGTGCAATTGATCTTTATAAAGCTGATCGTGGCATTAAGAAAACTAGAGCCACATCAAAAGATGCTGCACGTTCTGTGGAAACACGGAATCAACGTAGTAAGCCACAATCAGATGGAACAGGAAGTGCAATCCTAGAGTCTGATGTGCAAAAAATGTCTGCACAAGAATACGAAAAACGATCTGATGAGATCATGGAAGCTATTCGTACAGGCAACTTTATATATGATTTATCTGGTTCAGCTAGGTAAAACATGTTGACATTATAGTTATTTATGATATAACTATATATAATAGTAAGTTAGTGTGACCCCATTTGGACTACTCACACTAACTTGTATTTCGCAAACAACATATATCCTTTCGGACAACCTAATGTCTCATGGCCCGTTAATTACAGTGTAGGCCAATACTGTATGACACGCACCCTAGTAGAGTTAGCCTTCGTATAAGTATAGTTAGTTTTGCATCTGTATTGCTTTTAAGGAGAAACATAATGGCATTCGCAAAAGCATCAGGTTATGGCAATTTACCCAATGGTAATTTTTCGCCAGTAATCTATTCCAAACAGGTGCAGCTTGCATTCCGCAAGGCATCTGTTGTTGACGCAATCACAAACTCCGATTATTTCGGTGAGATTGCAAACATGGGTGACTCAGTTAAAATCATCAAAGAACCTGAGATCACCGTGAAGTCATACGAACGTGGTACACAAATCACACCACAAGATTTGGACGATGAAGATTTTTCATTGACTATTGACAAAGCTAACTACTTTGCCTTCAAGGTAGACGACATTGAGGAAGCTCATAGTCACGTCAATTTCCAAAGTCTTGCAAGTGATCGTGCTGCATATCGTTTGGCAGACCAAATGGACCAAGAAGTTCTTGGCTACCTATCTGGTTTCAAACAAAGTGCATTGCACACAAATGCAGACACACGAAACGACGTTATAAACGGTAATCGTGCAGTTGCTACTGCAGATGATGGAACATCGTCAAACACTCTTGTTGGTGCAGAATTATTAAATTCTATGTCAATAGATGCGTCTGACTTTACTAACACATCTGGAACTGCAGGTACTGCAAACCAATCTATTGGTATTGAGCCTCGTGCAGGTGGTGCTACTGCTGCGAAATCTGCAACTGCAGGTAACGCATTCCCGTTGCAAATTCTTGCACGTATGTCTCGTTTGATGGACCAACAAAATGTTGATACAACAGGTCGTTGGATTGTCGTTGACCCAGTATTCCTAGAAGTACTAAAAGACGAAGATTCACGTTTGTTGAATGCAGATTTTGGTGGTTCAGGTCTACAAAACGGTTTGGTTGTAAACAACCTACATGGATTCCAAGTTCATGTGTCTAACAACCTACCTTCATTGGGCACAGGTGCATCAACAGTTGGTGGCTCAAATGCTTCTAACTTTGGTGTTATTGTAGCAGGTCATAGTTCAGCCGTTGCAACTGCAGAGCAGATCAACAAAACTGAAACATATCGTGATCCTGACTCATTTGCAGATATTGTTCGTGGTATGCACCTATACGGTCGCAAGATTCTTCGTCCTGAAGCAATCGTTACTGCAGCATATAACTTGGCATAAGGAGACTGAAAAATGGTAGCTTATACAGCAGCAGACCTTCCTGCACAAGGCAATTCACAACGTGGTCGTGGAGTGTACGTAGTAGAACGTGAGTTGGATATTGCGGCTCAAATTTCTACAAATGGTGCTGACTATGCAGCAAACGATACCGAAACAATGATCAACATTCCAAAAGGAACAGTTGTTCTTTCAGCAGGTATTGAAATCCTAACAGCAGCTACTGGAACAACAGCAACTGTTGATCTAGGTATTGCGTCAGTAGCAGACAAGTATGTTGATGGACTTGATATTAAAGGTGCAGCAGGTACTTATGGTGCAACTCCAGCAGCAGAAGCAGCACAAGTTTTTGTGGCAACAGCAGATGATACACTTGATCTGAAGTTCGCAACAGAAGATGCTCTTACTGCAGGTAAACTACGTGTTTGGGCAGTGATGATGGACGTAACAGCAGTTGGCAATATGCACGCTGCAGAAGTCGTTCGTGACACACTTGCATAATTAAACTAAACTGAGGGGCAGGGCAACTTGCCCCTTTAGGCTTATTAAAGGATTTAAACATGGCTATTACAACAGCAATGTGCAACAGCTTTAAGACAGAGTTGCTAAATCGTTTACATGATTTAGACGGTGATACTTTAAAACTAGCTCTTATTAAAGCTTCTCCATCAGGCACATACGATGAAGACACAACAAACTATTCAGATGTAACAGGTAATAGTGATGAAGCTTCAGGCACAGGCTATACAGCTACAGGTGCAACATTAAGTGGTGCAAGTATATCTTTATCAGGGGATACTGCTATTGTTGACTTTACTGATGTAGTATTTAATTCTGCTACTGTTTCAGCAGATGGATGTATTATTTATAATACTACTACAGGTAGAACAGGTTTATCAGCAGGTGCTGCTATTGCCGTAATTGATTTTGGTGGAACTAAAACATCTACAAACGGTGACTTTACTGTTGAGTTTCCTCCTACTGGTGGTGGTTCTCCAGATAGTAGTAACGCAATTATTCGTATCGCTTAATAAAGGCTTACCTTAATGGCTTTTGTAGTAAAAGACAGAGTAAAAGAAACTACAACTACAACTGGTACAAGTGATCTTGTTCTTAGTGGTAGTGTAAGTGGCTTTCAATCATTCTCTAATGCTTTAGCAGATGGTGACACTACATACTATGCTCTGTTTGAAGTTAGCACTAACGAGTGGGAAGTAGGTGTAGGTACGTGGACAGAGAGTACAACTACTCTTGCTCGTACTACTGTACTTGCTTCTTCTAACTCAGGTAGTAAAGTTAGTCTTACTGCACAAGCTGAAGTTTTTATTTCACAACCTGCAGGTAAGGCTGCTTTCTTTGATCCATCAGGTGATTTAACACTGGTGCAAGACCCCACGTCTAATTTACAAGCTGCAACAAAGCAGTATGTAGATACGATTGCTGCAGCAGGTCTGCACTACCATGATCCTGTACGTGTTGAGAAAGAGGGCAACCTAAGTGCTACATACAGCAATGGAACTGCAGGTGTAGGAGCTACATTAACTAACAATAGTACACAGGCAGCACTGACAATTGACGGTGTTGCTTTGTCACTTAATGACCGTGTACTTATCTATGAACAAACAAATGGGTACGAGAACGGTGTCTACACAGTTACTAATGTAGGCTCTGCAAGTACTA